CGGTATGGTACTTGGTGCAGTAATCGTAATTACTCTTCCAGCTACCCTTGGCAGGCTCGAGATGAAAACCACCGTCACCCAACGCAGCAATTAATTGTTGTCGGATGGGTTCAAAACGCTGCTTAGTCTTCAGGGAAAAATAGCCTTGGAGATGGGGAGTTCCTTCTTCACCTTCTTCGTGCTCGAAAATAGCCAACTTACAATTGGCGGTAAGGTAATCCCTCCACGCGGTTGCTTGCGCTTCGGTATAATTGTTGTGCGTAAAAACCCACGCAGCCTTAGGGGGTTGTCGATGCGGCGCCATGGTATATTAATTAATTAATTAATAAAAAGGAATTAAAAAGGGTACATGCGGAAGAAATAACGGGGTCGGTTTCATTTTTAAATCAAAAACGGTCGGAGGATACTCGGATTAATGTGAGGGAAAAGACATGCGTGACACGGCGTGACACGGCGTGACACCGGCGTGACAACGGCTTCTCGACGTGACCAGTCACGGCTAGGAATAGAAATAACCCGGATATGGTTCACAGGTCGTATCAGTGGAACTATTTTAGGCCAATTTGCCGTTTCAAATCTGGTTGGAACCACACACCCGGATGTGGGTTCCAATGACAAAATCGCATTGGCACCAACTCCCACCTAACAAATAAGACGGAGCAAGAGACAAATGGTTCCATAGATTGAGAGCCCCAGGTAATACTAGCTGGGGCTCACTCATTTTTCTTGGGTGGAACCGCTGACGTCGCTTACGCTCCGAATTGATGGCCCTACCGGGCCATGCGCCTGCGGCGGGCGCTTTGAATGGAAACTATCACTGCCTGCGGCGCCCGTCAATGTAGCACTAGCGTGTATGTTGATAATTCGTTTTTTAATAACATTTATAAGGACGCACTACCGTGTACCGTCGTGCTATGTTGTGCTTGGTGATATTTCATGTACAGATAGTGAACGCGTTCTCGTGTCATTTCAATGACATGATACTTGCGTATAAAACAAAGGTCACGCTTAACGCGTAGATCAAAGGGTACATCCATTACAGAGGCGAGATACCTCGTATATTTCGTTAAGTTGTCAGATGACAAATAACAATCACGGTTGCAATGTTTAACGACTTCGTCTATTACTATTAAATACCCGAGATTAAAAGTAGACAAATCCACAGGGTAGTCGCGGGATACAGCACGCAATTCATCGTGCAAGTCCGTAATAGCACGGTCGATTCGACCGCGAGCGAGTGCCATAGTGAGATTATGACTAGAACTCGTTTTCTTCCAAACTCTCCCCATCCGCGTCATCAGAGTCTGCACTCATAACAGCGGTGGGATTCGTAAGTTCAGTACGCTGCGAGCGCTCGGCCCAACGCAACTCTGAACTCGTCTCGAAACCGTCGATCTGTATCGTGTCGGGAACATGGGCAAAACGATCAGGCATATAAAAAGCGTCGTAGGGAAACTCGGGGACGCAAAAATGTTCCATGGTTGCGGTAGGTACAGGAACGTTAGGATCGGGATAGCGGTAATCGTGGAAACACTCGAAGCTGTGGAAGCGACGTTTAATCGCGTCGCGCACGGGGTCGTCCTGAGGGATCTTGTTGCGGGTACAGAGGTCGTCGATGGTGTAGTTAGAAGTGACAATAAAATAGCGGTGAGCAAGCTTAACCGTACCGCCTTTAATTTCGCCGGTACAGGCGTACTTGTCGGACCAGATCTTGAGATGATGATTCAACATGGAGGTGTCTAAGTCATCCAGTAACACGGCGTATTCGCCGTCGTAACCGTCCCACCACTTGTTTTGGGCCTTGAGGTAGAGATCACAACCGAAATGAGAACGGGCGAGATGCGATTTACCCGTACCGGGCTTGCCATACAACCATATACCACGGACATCGTCCGCAGAATAAGCTTCCTGTTGGAGGGCCCGATACGCTGCTATACCACGGTAATTGCGGACGTACGTAGGAGGGTCAATGTCGGCGATAGTCTTCATGTCGTGGCCGACGGTTACGCTCGCGCACATATCGGCCAACTTACATCGTTTGGCCGAAGTCTTGGGGGGTTCACCGATAATAAACGGCTCGAAAGGACCACCGTTCTCGGTATGGTACTTGGTGCAGTAATCGTAATTACTCTTCCAGCTACCCTTGGCAGGCTCGAGATGAAAACCACCGTCACCCAACGCAGCAATTAATTGTTGTCGGATGGGTTCAAAACGCTG